AGGCATCCACAACTACTACAACTCAGGCATCCACAACTACTACAACTCAGGCATCCACAACTACTACAACTCAGGCACTCACAACTACTACAACTCAGGCACCCACAACTACTACAACTCAGGCACCCACAACTACTACAACTCAGGCACCCACAACTACAACCACAACAAGTGGAATTACACCATATTTTGTGACCGCTGCAAATACTAGATATTACTTTTCTGGACTCACTGGTAGTAATCCCACGTTGAACTTGACTAGAGGATCTACTTATAATTTTGATGTTAACACTGGGCCAACACATCCATTTTGGATTAAGACTTCTCCTACTACAGGATTAGGAAATGCATACAATACAGGTGTAACAAATAACGGAACACATAGTAATACTATAACATTTACAGTTCCTTCAAATGCTCCCAATACACTTTATTATGCTTGCCAAAATCATTCTACCATGCAAGGAACTATTAATATAATATCCACAACTACTACAACTCAGGCACCCACAACTACTACAACTCAGGCATCCACAACTACTACAACTCAGGCATCCACAACTACTACAACGATACCACCACCTACTATTACTATTGCTTCTATTCAGGGAACATCATTAAATCGCAATTTACGCACAGTTACTTTAACATTTGCAACAAGTGAAAATACTTCAAATTTTGATATATCTCATATAAGTCAATCATTTCCTGTAGCTAGTTTATCTAATTTTACAACGATTTCAGGATCATCTTACACAGCAATATATACAGCACCCGATGGTGTAGATATGTATAATGATATTTCTGTAGCAGCAGGAAAGTTTACAGGTAGTAGTAGCGGTGCATATAATCTGGCTAGTAATGTATTAAGATTGACATCTAATTGTCAAGATGTCCTAAATACTGTACAAATTTTTGATATACCTTATGGTAGTCATCTAAAACAAAAAATAAACATTAGATTTCCTGGTAAAACCCATGCCTCTGTTACCGGCCGCGAATTTGTTGGTATATTTTTTCAGATACATGGTGGTGGTTGGGCGAATGGCAGTAAAGATACGCCGGACATCCAGGCTGCCGAAATTGGATTGGCAGAAGCCGGATATATTTGTATTAACATTGGTTATAGACTTGTTGGGGGTTTTCCGGCAACTGATCCAAGTGGAAGATGGCCCAATAATGTAAATGATATAATAGAAATATTAAGATTATGTACTAAACCAAACTATGCCAATCGTGAAAATTATAGATTTAATGGAATAGATTATTTTGGTATTATTAGCGCATATATTGCTCTTCCGCAATTTGAAGATAAATGGTTTGTTGGAGGCTCGAGCGCAGGCGGTCATTTAAGTACTATAGGTACATTAATATATGGTAAAAATGAAAATATATGGCCCAGAGGAGTTATAAACCATACAGGACCATGTGATCTATGGGACGGACCTGTATCATCGACTCCTTACTTGCCTCCTGACAACGATGCAATTAATAGAGGAATATTACAAATTCACAGAGATATCATTCAGGGCATTATACCAGATCTCAACGAGATAGATCGAAAGAATGCTAGTCCTAGGTGGTTTATAGATTACACTAATTGGTCAAATGCATTCTTAGAATTAGCAAGTAAACAGACTACATGGGTTAATATTTGCAATAATTATGATACTATTGTACCTGCTGTGGCTATACTGAGATTTTCTTATAAATTACCTTCTTCCAAATCTAGACTTTTAAATGTACAAGAGTACAGGGATTCGCCAGAACAATTCTCTGGTGTCGTATGGAGAGATCCTTGGGTAACAGGCGGAGATCCATTGGCTTCAATCACACACTGGACTAGTACTAGTATACAAAATGTATATATCTATAATGCTAACAGAATACTTAACTATAATAAATTTGTTTATTCTAATACAACTATAAATTTACAGAGTTCATTATCAATCGCAGCCAATAAAATGGATTTAGACTTAAACTATGAACCAAATGAAGTAGAATTCACTTTTTCTTGGATGTGTAGTCCTGGATCGAGTGGAGCACCACATTCACTATCATTTAATTGGCGGACAAGTAACTGGAGTAGTTTTACCTATCCCAATGGCGATCTTATTCCCGATGCAAGAATACATAGTTCAACAGCCGTTCCGGTTGCATCAGTTACCCCAAATTCGGGACTTATTCAGATTACAGAATTTGCTGATACAAAAGTGACTGTTCAGCTATCAAGTTTTGCGGGTACAAAATATTTGGCTTTAGAAATTTATAATGGCTCTGGTGATGTTATAGCTATGAGCAATTTGGTGAAGATAATAGGAAATCTTTAACATCTACTACTAACATTTAATTGATGTGGAATCTTAATTCTGAGGAGCGACTTCGTGAGTGGAAATCGTTTCGTAAAAACATTGGTAATCTTGAATTAGAATCTGCTTTAAAATCTGTAACACATTTATGGAGCTATGCTCCCTATGTTACACATTATCTCAGCGAAGATCAATTTGAAGAATGGCCCGATCCTTGGACGTTAATTTATGAAAATCACTATTGTGATCTCGCAAAAGCTCTAGGTATGTTATATACTGTGTATTTGTGCCATCACTATAAGCAAAATATTAATCAATTAGAACTAAGAGTGTATAAAAATACAGAAAATTCTGATATGGTAAACGTAGTTTGGATAAATCGGGGAAAATATATACTTAATTTAATGTTTGACACTGTAGTAAATAAAAATCTCGTCAATGAAAAATATCAATTAAAGCACAAATACAATGTCAATGATCTCAAACTCGATTTATATTAGAACAACAAGGAATCGCAATGACTACAATTAACGTCATTAAACGCAGTGGTAAACGTGTACTATTAGACATAAGCAAAATCCAGCGACAAGTAGTTAATGCTTGTCGAGGTATAGAAGGTGTCAGCCCAAGTATGATAGAAATCAAGGCTCAACTAGAATTTCACGATGGTATGACTACCAGAACCATAGATGACCTATTACTAACCGCTATGGTTGGTTTGATTGATGAAACAGAAAATCCTGAAATCAATAATGTAAACTATCAATACGTGGCAGGACGACAACGTCTGAGCATGTTAAGAAAAGAAGTTTACGGCGCATACGATCCTCCAGGACTTTACGAGATTGTAAAGAAGAACGTAGATGCCGGAATGTATACCCCGGAATTGCTAGAGTGGTATACCCAAGATGAGTGGAATATCATTGATCTGTTTATAGATCATCACAAAGATGAAAATTATACCTATGCAGCTATAGCCCAGCTATGTGAAAAATATTTGGTACAAAATCGTGCTACCGGAAAACTATTTGAGTCGCCCCAGGTGCGATATGCTGTGGCTGCTGCCACAGCTTTCCATGCCGAATCTAAAGATAAGAGATTAAAATACGTTAAAGATTATTATGAGTGTGCCAGTGATGGTCATTTTACTCTTGCTACTCCCGTGCTTGCTGGTCTTGGTACTACAACCAAACAGTTTAGCAGTTGTGTTCTTATTAGCAGTGATGATACACTTGATTCTATTTTTGCTTCTGGGGAAATGATGGCCAAGTATGCCAGTAAACGTGCCGGAATTGGCCTGGAGATTGGAAGAATTAGACCAATTGGTGCTCCTATTCGCAATGGCGAAATCAAGCATACAGGACTGGTTCCATTTATAAAAAAATGGTTCTCAGATCTGCGGTCATGCAGCCAAGGCGGCATACGTAATGCGTCATGTACTGTGACATTCCCAATCTGGCACGCACAGTTTGAAGACCTTATTGTGTTAAAAAATAATCAAGGAACAGAAGAAACCCGTGTACGCCAAATGGATTACAGTGTAGTAATTAATGCTATGTTTTGGCGCAGGTTTAAAAACAAAGAGAATATTACATTGTTTGATCCACATGAAGTACCGGATCTATACGAAACTTTTTATAGAAACACTGCGGAATTTGAAAAATTATATGCAAAATATGAAGAAGATGCGTCAATAAAGAAAAAAATATTATCAGCATGCGAGATTTTTAAGAATGGTATTCTTAAAGAACGTACTGACACTGGTCGTATCTATCTTGTATTTATTGACAATGTTCAGCGCCAGGGTCCGTTTGATACAGAGCTTGATCCCATATATCAATCAAATCTTTGTCAAGAGATATTGTTACCTACAAGACCTTTTCAAAGGATTGAAGATGCAGAAGGAAGAATTGCTCTTTGTACCCTTGGCAGTATAAATTGGGGATCATTTCGTAATCCGCACGACATGCGTAAGTGCTGTAGAATACTAATTCGTAGTCTTAGTAATTTACTAAATTATCAAGACTTCCTGAGTGTACAGAGTCAATTAGCCAATGAAGATTTTGAACCACTCGGGGTAGGTATCACCAACCTAGCATATTGGCATGCTCGAAGAAATTTTAAGTACGGCGAACCAACTGCTCTGTCAGAGGTAAAGCGTTGGATGGAACATCAGGCC